TCGCTGCTGCTGTAGCACTGTTAGAAGCTGCTGTAGCGCTGCTAGCGGATGCTGTAGCTGACCCTGCCGCGTTGCTCTCGCTAGTGGATGCGTTGCTTGCTGAAGTAGCCGCATTGCTCTCACTAGTAGCTGCATTAGATGCTGAAGTAGCTGATGCAGTAGCAGAGTTAGCTGCGTTAGTGGCTGATGTAGCCGCTGCTGAGGCAGAAGTAGCTGCATTGCTCTCGCTAGAGGCTGCGTTGGTTTCGCTAGTCGCTGCTGCGCTAGCTGAAGAGGAAGCATTAGAGGCCGAAGTAGCAGCATTGCTTTCGGAGGTTGAGGCATTGCTAGCACTAGTTGCAGCCTCTGATGCTTTAGTCGTTGCTGTAGAAGCGCTGTTAGACGCACTGGTTGCGCTTGTGGCTGCTTCTGCGGCTTTAGTAGTAGCTGTGGTAGCACTAGCTGCTGCTGCGCTCTCAGAGGCTGCTGAGGCCGTCTCTGATGCACTAGCTGCTGTAGCACTATTAGCTGCGTTTGTAGCGGATGTTGCTGCGTTAGTTTCTGATGTGGCTGCTGCTGTTGCGCTAGCTTCTGCTGCATCAGCAAAAACATCAACACCTGTAGCACTTGCTGCTGCGGCTGTGGCGCTTGCACTAGCCTCTGCTGCTTTAGCTATTGCAGTAGTTGCACTAGCCTCTGCTGCTACGGCGCTTTCAGCTGCATCACTTGCTTTCGTAGTGGCTATGACCGCTTGGGCTGTAACGTCAGATAGTGTGGCATCTGTAGTAGAATCGCCAACACCTCCAGCACCTCGATATATTGCCATGCATAGCTCCTAAGAAAACAAACAAAAAGAAAGGGGGACTCCGAAGAATCCCCCAGTTGTTTTAGCCTTGAACAGCTAGAACGAAACCTGCTTCTGGACGCATTACTTGACAACCGTAAAGCGTATCAGCAGTATAAAGAGTACCGAGGAACTCCTGCTTGTACTGAGTTTGTGAACGAACTGACTGCTGCTCTGCAAGAACGTTGGTGTCCTTGTGGATCAGCTGTGCGCCACGAACGCCAGACTCAAGAGTAGGTACGTTAGTGGAAACAAACACGTCAACGCCGTACAGGTTACCAATCTTACCAGTCTCTACGCCCTTGCCATTAACAAAGTCGGTAGAGGTGTAACGGTCAATACCCATGATAGCGTTACGCAGTGAAGGAGGAACGATAAAGCTACGTCCGTCCATCGGTACGTCTGCGTCATCCATGTTCTGAATGAGGCTGCGGAAAGCAGCGTCAGTGAACGGGTTAACGTCAGCAGTGCCGTCAGCATCGTAGGCTTCTAGAGCGCCCCCAGCAGTGATCTGGAAAGACCCGCTGTGAACCCAAGAAGAACCGTTGCCGTCGCCGAAAGACTTACCAAGAGTAAACAGATCGTCGTCTACTTGCTTGGCCAGACCGTAACCAGCATCGCCGGTATAGAACTGACGCAGTGAAGCGAGAGCCTGTACTTCGGTGATATCTTCGATCATGCGTGAGAATTCGAAGTGCTTGTTGATGTTGATCAAAACTTCTGACTCAACAGAGTTTTGGATAGTTACAGCAGTGTTAGCAACTTTAGCATTAGCTGTACCACGAGTAGGCTTAGGGACGTGAATAGTGTCACCTTTCTTGCCAGTCATGCTCATTTTCTTAACGAGGTTAGCTAGAACAAGGTTAGTCTTGTATGCAGCAATTACTTCGTCACTCCAGATTTCTGGAATAAAAGTAGCTGCGCTAGTGTTGTCTACTGCTCCGCCCATAGCGGGATATACTGATGTGGCCATAATACAATTTCCTTAAAGAGAGTTTAGTTGCGGACTCTTCCTTCTTGGTAGGCTTGCATGATCTCGTCAGACAAGGATAAGTACCGTTCAGGATCAGTCTGCATTAGTTTAATAATGTCTGCTCGTCTATAAACTTTTCTAGTTGATGCTTCACCGCTACCTTTCGCATTCCCTACGGAGGCTGTCTTAACAGCGGCTTTGCGACTAGCTTTCTCTTCAACAGCAGTCTTATTTACAACACCTTGACGTTCTTTCCAATTACTAAAAAGTTCATCAGCGGCTTCATAATCATACTGCGTATCTGCTTGTGCAAAGAGCTGTGTCCGAATCTTAGAGCCTTTAATCCAATCTACAAACTTAGAGTCACTTAGAATTTGTTGCATATCCGGGTGACGTTGCTGCAAAGCAGCCTGAGCTGTCGATTGTTTGTACTGTCGCGTTTGAGCTTCAGCAGCTTTGATTGAAGGATGATTCTTAATAGCTCTCTCGACTGCCTTGTCGGGATCTGAGAAAAAGTCTATATCGTCTTCAGTTTCTTCTGGTGCTTGTGTAGATGTGTCGAGTTGTGTCTGAATATAAGTGTCAACAACTTGTCGAAGTTCCCCTACTTCACTGCTTTGACGTCCTAAGAGCTTCTCAGCTTCTTGGTGCATCCTTACGATCTCAGCAGTACTTTTTCCTTTATATTTGTCGGGGATTTCTTCTTCTTGAAGAGTTTCCTGTTGTACAGGTTCTTCTTGGAGAGTTTCTTCTTCAGTGTCAACGTCCTCTAGACGCTCGTCAATTAATGTTGCCATTATTAAACTCCGTGGGTCTTCCCATTATGGAGGTGTATTATGTAAGGTTTCGGTTAAGAGTTGGCCTTACGCTCTTGTTGTATCTTCTGTGCTCTCATCTTCTCCCATTTAGCAGTAGCACCCATAAAATCACCGCTAATAGGATCAAGAGAACTTCGTACAGGAGATATAATTCTTTTTGCTGGTTCAGCACAATCAGGACAGGATATAGTGGTTAAGGCCGTGTCAACAAAACTTTCATTGACATGGCCCTCTACACATTTGAAATCAAACAAGGCTCTCATTATGCAGCCTCTGATTCCTCTGATTCTTCTTGCTCTATTTGCTCTTCCGCAGCATTGAGTTGAGTTTCTAAATTAAGCATGTTAGCGATAACAGCAAGTTGTCCTTTACGAAAGAAAAGGTCTTCGTTATCTTTAGCTGACTCTACAGAGTTTATAACGCTAGCGTTGTTCATCAAGTCTTGCATCAGGGTCTTCCAACCATCTGTTGCAAACATTTCACGATAGTTGTTATAATATTTCTCAAGCTCTTGGTCTATCATACTGTTTCTCCAATTAGGACAGTTATTCTCTATGTGCTTACATTATACCACATTATTGATACAATGTCAAGCATTATTTCTTCTTTTTGTCAGATTTCTTTTTGCCAAAGATAGCGTCATAGTTAGCAGCAAACTTCTTTGAGTCTGTATTGCGCTGTGCGCTACCTTTACCACCGTGTGTCTGGCCCTTCATTTCTTTACCGGCTTCTTCTTAGGAGCTTTCTTTTTAGCTGGTCGTCCTACTTTAGATCCGTATGTTCCGGCACCTTGTGGCATAAATCTCTCCTGTTATTTATAGTTACAATGTTACATATACTATACATTGTGTCGTAAAGTGTACATTTATTGCGTTTTTCTGTACATATAAGTGTACTACCACTTCTCTTTGTCGGCCCAATAAGCCGCTGACATCTTACCTTTAGCTATGTTCTTGCCGTGTCTAGCTTTAAAACTAGCTCTTTTAGCTTTCATACGGTCAGATTCACCCGCTTTGGGTTTGCCTGCTGTCGATGCCCCTTGCTCTCCAAATCGGATGGTCTTGATTTGATCACCCTGCTTCGCCACAACAACGTGGCTTTTCTTGGGGTGGCTAGGGGTTCGCTTTGGCTTGTTATACGCACTGACTCCTGCTCTAGCTAACCTTGGATCCTTTTTTACTGGCATCTTTAACCTCTTCTTTTGCTTTAGCTTCTAGTTTCTCTAGGCGTTTAAACAGTTGTGCAAACTGCTCGTTAACTTGGTTAACTACGTTCTCTAAATCTCTATTGCTGATCATAATGTGTTATCGCCTTGTGGTTCAAAGGTTGTTTGAGGTGCCGGAGCTGCTGGCGGTGTTTTTTCTTTATTGTTTCCTTCTTTGACTGCTATCTCACGCTCTTTCAAAAGCTGTTCTGAAATCTTCAGACGACGCTCAAACTCTTTGTCATCTGCGCTGCCAGCTTGTAAGTTAACAGTAGCAGCCTTGATACGATCAATCTCCAGCTCCATTGGGATAGCCTGAGCTTCTGCTGTAATCTTCTGTGCGCGTGCTTGTGACTCTGTTGCTTGACCGTTAAGTGCAGCAGTCTGTGAAGCTTGGAACTGCAACTGTGCCTGCTGTGCTGCTTGTTGAGCCTGCTGTGCTTCTGGGTTAGGCTGGTTAGCTTGTTCAAGCACTTGTACCAACTCTTCACGATTAGACAGGTTCATGTTATCAATGATAGACATAACCAACTTAGGATACATTGGGGTGTCTGGTGACATAGTTTGTAGCAATTGAACAAGCTGTGTTACTTCATACTCACGAGCAACAATGCCCAAAGAGCTAGAAGTATGGAACTTGTAATCAGCTACTGGATATAACTCTGGCTCAAACTGCATGTAACGCCAAGCCGCCTTAGTAACAAAAGGAATAAGGAATGCTTCTTGGAAGTTAATCAATGTACGCTTGTGGCGCTTAATGATAGCTCCTAGGCTCATTGAGATGCCCGCTGCCGTCGCATCGCCGTTAATAGATCCCGGTATACCAGCTGAGTCAATAGCGCCTGTAGCGGTCTGTACCATTGTCTGCAAGGCTTGAGCTTGGTTAAAGGTAATCTGGTTAACGTTGCCAAAGTTAAAGGGCTGTAGAATCTCTGATGGATTACCGTTGGTGAGAATAGTCTTACCCGGCTGGATAGACGGACGAGAGCCTCTAGGCATGCGAGAAGCGTCCATAGCCATCATTGGATGGATGGTTAGTGCAAGAGCATCGATTCTAGCGCGTAGTTCTGCGTCTAACGCCTTCTGACTGTTATAGCCTTTCTCACATACTCCTCGACCCCAAAAGCGGCTAGGAACGACATCCCATGGGAATGCCACAACAGGACGATCCTGCATCATGTAGGGGTTTTCAGAAGCCTTGAGCAAAACACTGCTGTTACCTACAACAACAACTGCCTCAACGTAGTAAGAATCATCTTCATTGTCTAACTCAACTAACTCTTCATCTTCGTCAGTAGCTTCTTCAATGGCTTTCTTCAGAAGGTGGCGAGGAACAAGGCCATAGTATTTGGTTAAACGTACCTTATCTTCATCATAGCGAGTGAGGTCTTGATCCGGTTCAATGTCAAAGTCTGGAGAGGCTAGGGCAATCTCTTCGTCACGATAAACACCGCTTTCTTGTAGAAGCTGAATGGAATGTGCTGACACAAACTCATCTACCGCACAGCCTAACGCTGACTCAATGTCTGTAGCTACTGGATCAATAAGAAAGTTCTGTGGCATTACAGGACGTAGTTTAACGCAGGTGCGGTCTATGATGTTAACACCAACCGCTTGTAGCTCACCGCCCATCACAGGCTGTGTAGCAGGAGCCATTTCTTTTTCTTCTTCAAGAACAATCTCAGCAATGCCTGTACCAAACACAGCAGAGTTAATGAGGCATTCGGCAACAGCTTTACGAACTTTATTCTTTTTAAAATCTTTCTCTAGCGCGTTACGCAAAAAAGCAATGTCGTTCTTCTCTGTATCATAGACATCATCTTCAATGTCAAACCACTTACCACGACCAAAGGTTGCTTCTTCAAGCTCTGCTACAGAAGACTCAACAGCTTGTTGCAACGCTGGACTAACAATACGTGAGCGCTCTGAGTCTCGTGTTCTGTCCTTAGCAGACCATTGTCCACGCCACAATCGGTAATACTCTTCAAACTTCTCAGAGTAGTTAGCTTCGAAATGATCACGCCAGTTGTCACACTTGTCAATAACCCATCCTTCAAGTGTTTCTTCTGTTGCAAAGTGTTCTGTATCTTCTATAAGCATATTAGTAGCCCGCGTATTGATCTAAAAATTCGTAGTCCTCTTCTTCATAGTCCACTGCGTAACTAACTTTAGCTAGTTGGTCGATATACGCTAATGAATCTATCAAGTCATCGTGGACTAATGGATTGGGAAACTGAAACAACTCGTCAA